GCAAGAGCCGGAAGATCGAGAATCCGGGGCGACCCGGAGACTGATCGAGAGGCGGCACTGGAGGGCGAAGATTCGGGGGAACCCGGAGATTCGACGCCAGGGCCGACGAAGGTCCTGAATCCCAACTAAACGTAGGTGATCACTGCGGCCCTCGAGTCACGATTCGGGTAGGAAGGGGGAGCATTGGGTTAACAAAGGTACCCAATTTTGGGGGGCAGTGTCCCCCCGGCGAAAGTTGATTCTGAAACATTGTACGATGTCGATAAACCTGTCGGTCGTTTGTGTTGTGTCCTATCGACCAGTTTCTTTTTCTTTTGTTCCTGCTAGCTATCGCGGTAGATGTTTGGAGAATCCAGCATGTGAAATATTAGCCCTCCCTTCAAGTGAAGACGTGGATTATATAAGTGTTAATGGATCACTTGTAAATCCGTTGTACTTAGTTGTGGAATTTGTCCGTTTCTTGGGTGAAAACGGAGTACTGTGTACCAGATAGAGCAATAGTAGGCTATGATTATAACCCTTACCTTCAAGTAAGTACCTTTGGGAGCGTTGAAGATGGGGCCGCGAACAGGCGGAAATATGATTGTGCATTGAGCTTTTCTCTGATGATAGGTAAACGACGTGACACTCAGTGTGTCGCTAGAGGTTCATACGATAATGGACCAGCTCAGTTTAGTTGTAGTATGAAGCAACCATTTGAGCGATATAAGTGAGGGAGGAACGGAAACATCTAGTGTCCAAAGAACACCCAAATAAATTATGTACGAGTAAAGAACCGTAGCAGGACGAGACTCACGCTTAGGCGGATGAGAAAGTGCTGCGGACCATGTTTGTTTGAGAGTGTTATTGAGGATGTTGTTTTCGAAATCTTTACGATTGGGGTAGGCCTAGAAGCTGAGCCCATTCATACTAGGGCTGAAATCCGGTAGGATCACCGAGTTAACCCGAAAATATCGATCTGCCAGTGCGCATCAGGTAGCGGCCGTGAAACCGCGACCCTCGCGTGAGACTAATAGTCCGCGAGTTCACTCGACTAATGAAGTCAAAGAGCGTGAACACAAAGAGTACCGTCCCGATGGATCGGGTCGGCGCCCAGGTAATTTTGTGGGAGAAGATGTGAAGGAACAACCGTTTCCTGCTGTGAGTGTCACCTCACTGTTGGAAGAAGGTCAGAGGGTACGGAAGGCCCGCTTCGAAGAAGTCAAGAGACAAAAAATTGAAGATGGAACGTGGTGTGAAGAAGACGTTTACAAAGCGAAGCGAAGTGCAGGAGCACAGGTTCGACAACAAAAGGAGAACCAATTCCGCGAGAGAGTTGGTTCACCAAGCACAGATAGAAGGAAAGAACATGCACATAAACAAGGCAAATTTCAAAAACATGCGTCACAACGGTTAGCTAATGCCGTGGCGAATGTAGCCAATGCATATGTTCAAACTGTGCCCGAACCAAGGGGAGTAATTTTGGCCCCTGCGATCCTACCGGTCGCGATACCAGAAGAAAAGATGGCTGCCGTGGAGGCGGCCCCAGCGGTTGAAAGTGCCGTTGGTTTAGCACCTAGTTGGGTGCGAGGAGTTTGGGTAGCTAACCATGATGTGGTTGCGCCCCCCTTGAAAACACTTAGACGAAAAGTTCCCTTCCAGTGGGTTGGAGAACGTGGGTTTTGGTTCCGCCGTGTGGTTGATTTCGTTAATGACGACAACAACAACGAGAGCGTCGAAGTGTGGTTTCAAGGAGGCCGCTGGAAGCCGTTGTATTATAACGAACCAGTGGCGCTGGAGGTGGTTGTTCCTCTCGCAGCTCCGTCACCTCCCCCGGTTTCACCGTTCCATAAAAGAGAGTCTCAAGATGACTCCGCGTGCGATATTGTTGATAATTATGATAACAGAGACATAGTACCTCAATTTGAACGGCGCACTGTTCCAGCATTAGATTTTGTTGGTTGGAAGCGTAGTGAAATTCATGAGTTGGAGGTGGGTTATGCAAATTATTTCGGATTGGCTATAAATCAAAAAACAGTTGAAATTGATTTACCAGTGGGTTTGGTTGACTCACTGATGAGTTTTTGGGTTCATGTGAAGAGAGATGGAAAATTTGTAAATTTCCAAGCGTCGCAGAAAAAATGTATTGCTTTGACGCGTAGATTCCACATAACGGCCAAACAGCAATTCGAAGCTAATTTGTATGCTCCAAGGTTAGCGTATCTTGAGAGCCAAAAACGAGTCGATGAGAGCAATCGATTCGTACGAAGGGCACATTATGGAACTGGTGCAGTAACGGAAGCGCTCGCGGAAAATCGCGAAGCGTGGCAGAATTACAAACATAAGAAGAAGACCATTTTGGGAGTGGCTTTGGTCGCGGTCAGTGCAGTTGTTGTTGCAGTGAAGGTGGCTAGTTTGTTTAGTTCTGTTTGGACCAAAGGAGCGAACATTGTTAGTTCGTTAAGAGGGAGGCCGTCTCCTATTGTTGATTTGACACGTGAAGGTGTTGAACCAAATCCTGGTCCAGCGCGGACAATTACGCGCATCCCTTTTTGCAATGTCAACGTTGCAAAATACCCTGATCAGAAGGCAGGTTCAAAGCTTTCTTGGACAGGGGGCGGTAGAGGAAACAAGACGTTTGCAGAGATCAAAGGTGAGCTGTTAGAGTATGGGTATTCGACAGGAATGTATAAGCCCATTGTTTATGCTAGTAATGCACACAATGAGGAACAATCACTCAAGAGCCGCACGCTTGCGAAAACTACCGTCGCAGACGAAGATTGCATAGACCAATGCATTTCGTGGGCGAAGAGCAATCATTCGAAATTCTTTCCTAATATGAGGGAAGTCGAGTCGGTTACTTTCGGGTCGTATCTCGCTAGTTCAAATGCGAGTCCAAGCGTTAAGCGCTTGCTTCAGAAAACATGGGATAACATGCAAAGTGATTCCATTGATGAGGATACGATTCTGACGCCACAGCAACTCCATTCTTACACGTTACGGAAGGCGTTCGTGAAAGTGGAGAATTTGCTGCTGCAAAGTCCACTGGGACATAAGCAGAAAACCCCCCGTATGATAATGGGAGCACAACCGGAGTTCATTTGTATAGTGGGACCGTGGATAGCTGCTCTCCAAAATTTGCTTAAACGCCGTTGGTGCGTGAGCAAAAGCAATATCGTTTTTAGTTCAGGAATGAGTGCTAAAGCCATGGCTGAGTTTATCGCCGTGGACGGACATCGTTATGTTGAAGATGACGTTGGTAAGTGGGATGCCTCAGTTGGGCGAAAGTGGTGCGAGTACGAGGTGTGGCTGTGTGAGCAGTTTGGAGCACCTCGTGCCGTTCTTGACTTGATGAGAGAAAATATAAAAACACATGGTTACACAACGTGTGGTTGGAAGTTTAAGGTGGACGGTACGCGTAAGAGCGGAGATCCATATACATCTCTTTTTAATTCGGTCTTGAATGGAATCATGCACTCATACCTATATTGCAAAGGCACCGCCTGTTCGTTCGTTGACATGACGCACGAGCTTAGAATGTTGGTTCAAGGTGATGACAATGCGATGGCCCACGCCAGTCGGAAAACGATTGATTGGGTGGGGGGTATGGCAAAATTCGGGTTTGAAAGTGAAGCATTGTACAGGAGGAATCTGTATGAGCTCGAGTTTTGCTCTAGTCGAGTGTATTCGACTACCGGTGGTCCGTGCTTTGGACCTAAGCCCGGGAAAGTGCTGGCCAAGTTTGGTTATATTGCAGACCCACCCAAGGATGTTTC